TTATGCTTGTGTTTCAGTGGTTTTAGTTACTGTTTTATTGAGCACATATTTAGCCAGGTAAATTGTGCCGTCAATGACGCAAGGCAATACAATACTGTCACGGATTTTGTTCCAGCCTGTTTCATTGGCTGCTTGTTCCTTGATTGTTGCCGTGAATTTGTCGGCAGCCGCTTCAATGGCCGGGAATAATTCATCAATGATGTTTTGCGTCAGCTGTTCTTTTACTTCTTCTGTAATAGAATTTACGTCCAATGCATTTACAATAGTGTCACGTACTTCTGTCCATTTGCTCATTTTTATCTCTCCTCACTGTAAGCTACATTCATAATCTGTCACGCCACGAGCAATCGCCGCTGCAAATTTATCCCAATCTTCAACTAGTAGACGCGCGTCATCGTCATTATCAATGAAAGCCGTCTCTACTAATACTGCCGGCATGTCTGTATGTTTCAACACTGCAAGCCCTGGCATTTCTTTCACGCCGCGGTCCACGGTTTTTAATGCATGGACAATCTGCCCCTGAATACATTGAGCAAGATTACCCCCATCGCTCATCCTGTTGTAACATTCCACTTCGGTGCCACGGGCGGCACTATTCGCGGCATTGCAATGAATGCTGACAAAAATATCGGCTGGCCATGCGTTCGCATCTGCACATACTGCAACGGGCCTGTCGGCGTAATCGCTGTCATAATAAAGATTATCAGACTGTAAAAGCCGGCATTCACAGCCGGCCGCTTCTAAGTATTCCTTTACTTTCCCACCGATTTTTGCGGCTACGTCGCATTCACGTAACCCGCTGTTAGGATTAACGGCCCCGCTGTCGTAAGTTAAATCGTGGCCGGGATTAATATACACTCTCATTTCTCATTCTCCTTTTTTGTCACTGCGGTTTTTATATTCCCGCCAATATACCCTAGCAATCCGCTGGCAATGCTCATTGCCAGCTCATTTTGATTATAAAAAATGGCCAATATCAGCGCTGCTACGAGTCCGATAATGACCGCCAAATCCACAATATTTATTTTGTCAAACATTTTAATCATCCCCAGGCTGATGCGGAAGATTGACAAATCGCTGATACGTCTTTGATACGATATCATTGCCACCTAAATCATGATAAGATAAATACATTTTGTTGATGACTTCCACCTTATGCACGGGGCACCATCCAGCGTCTATGTGATAATCCATTACATCAATCAGCCTATCTCTAAGCATGGCAACAACGCCCTGGACAAGTGCCGTGTGTTTCTTCTCTGCTTCGTCCTTTTCCGCTTTTTCCGCTACTGTGCGCTGCTTGAATTTCCATAGCAATATCCCTGACAATACGCCTGACAACACTGACGATATTCCGGTTAGAATCAATGTTAGCCATTCCATCATATCATCCTTCTTTCGTTGTCGTCTGATTACTGTCGCTTCCTTTATATGCAATACAATCTTTGTTTGGGCAGCTTCCATCTGTCTTCAGTTCACTACCGCAATATGGGCAATACTTCTTTTTCTTCCAAAAGCTCATTCAACCTTCACTCCTTCCACGGCCTCTTTGTATGCTGCTGTCATGTCTTTGTAATCCTGCTGAATACTTGCCACTGCGTCTGCATTACCTGCCAGTTGCGCCGACTGTAACGCCTCCAGCATCTCACTTTTGTTCGATTCATATTCAAATTTCAAGGCGGCTTTTTCCACCGCTGCTTTTTCTTCAGCAGTCTGTTCAGGTGGTACATAATCTACAGGCTGCCCAGTTTCCATATTCCTTACACAACCGCCGTTAAGGTACTTGTTATATGTATCGGAGTCTACGATTTCTGCTACCGTTACGTTTTCGGTTTCTTTTACCTTTTTCAGCAGCTCTTCCACTTTTCCGGCATTCTTTTCTTTTTTAGGGTCAAAATCACAGATGTGGGCGCAAATTCTATTCCCGGAAGAATCAAAACCCACCCCATAATACTCTACATTTGTTTTAAACATATTCTGTCTCCTATAATACTAATATTATATTAAAATAAAGGGAGTGTTTGATTTGAAAAATCCAAACGGCTATGGCTGCATCCGCTTAATGAGCGGCGCCCGGAGGCGGCCGTACGCATTTATAGCTACCGTCGCTGGTAAACAGAAATATATTGCAGCGTTTGAAACATTGTATGAAGCTAAAATCTTTCAAGCGACTTATTTTGCGGATCATCATAAGGATCATCATCCTTTCCGTAGAAAATCCATCACATTTGCAGAGCTATATTTTCGCTGGCTTCCTTTTCATCTGAATGAAGGCGCTGAGTTGTCCGAAAGTACTAAAAGCAGCTATGAAAATTCTTTTAAGCATTGTGCTGCTCTTTATGACCGTCATTTTTCGGATCTAGAATTTTTAGAGCTTCAAGCCGTCATAGATGACATGCGTAATCATCAGCATTTATCGTATTCCAGCTGTAAAAAAGTCAAGAATTTACTAAGTTTGCTTTATCAATATGCCATAAAGTCAAATATATGTAGCACGAATTATGCTGCTCTTATATCAATCGGCAAAAACCGGCCTATTTATCCGCATCATATTATTAGCCGCCAGAAAATCAATAGGCTATGGAACCATACAGATGTCCCTGGCGTCGATTCTGTGCTGATTCTTCTTTATACCGGACTTCGCGTCAGTGAGATGCTGCAGATTGAAAAGAAAAACATAAATCTTCGCCAGCGTTTTATTCGAATCACCAAATCAAAGACGGCTTCTGGCATTCGTGTCGTTCCAATCCATCCCAAAATAATGCCTTTTATATTGAGTCGTCTTTCAAATCCCGGTATCTTCTTAATTTGCGATTCTTCCGGACGTCCCTATGACTATACCAGGTATCGCTCATCTGTCTGGAATAAGGCAATGAAATTAATCAACGGATCAAATCATACGCCTCACGATACCCGCCACACTGTTGCGACGCTGCTTGATAATGCCGGCGCCAACGAGACCGCCAAAAGACGGATTCTGGGACATGCCGGCGGCGACATTACAGAACGCGTTTATACCCATAAAGGACTTAGGCAGCTTAGAAAATGTATCGAGCTCTTAAAATAAATTGCTCATAACTCGCTCAAAATAAAACCGTTCCCGGTGCTGATTATCAGCATTCGGAAACGGTTTTTCCTGTCTATGACTCGCTATTTTTAAAATCAAAAAATATATAGCATCTGCCCACTTTTTAAAGCAGCAAAACTACGACAAATAGCTTTAATACGATATTCTCACTTTTGCAAAAATAATTGATAATGTCTATGTTTTTAGCACTATCTTCACCTTCTTTCGATATGGTAAACAGTGGGGAAGTAACCGCTATGGATGGGTGGCTTTTCCGGTGGCTTTCGCTCAGTTTCGTAAGCTTGTGACCAACCACCAAGGCGTGACGTGGATGCGGTCACAGGCCCGAGAATCGGGCACGCTTGCTGGGTTTACGTTAGACGTAGAGGACAATAATAAGCCTGACTGCGACGCCCAATGGATCGCCATTGGGCAATAGACAGTGGGGAACAGTTAATAGTCAGACTCACATTAATCTCCCTATATCAGCAACAATATTACAATATACCGTATCAATCTGGGATAATAAGGACTCATCGCATTTTATATCAGTAACCGGGAATGCTGATGGGTATATACAAATCGTCAACGCTACCGGCGTTTCAACTGGGACGTGCTTTTATTTAGCCATCACCAAGTAGACAGTGCTGTATCTTTAGAACATCCGCATCCGGAAGCCCGGCGGCAAACCACATTGTTATCGGCCGATAGCCAAAAAGGCTATCCCCATATTATTGGATGCGCTGGTATACATCTTAAATCCATTTAGCCCACTTTCTGACTCGCCTACGCCAGCATACTGTAAATTATTAGTCTTTGCGGCGTAATCAATGATCCAGACGCCGTATACTGCGCTGTTGAAAACCATGGGATAGTATACTTGCCAGTTGTTGCCAGACTGCTGACTTCCCCACTGTCTATTTACAGAGAGCAATGTATAGTAGGGCTAATTCCGAGTCGTCTCCAATCCATTTATTTTGCCTTGCCGAGTAAGTCACAACTTGTTTAGTGGTGCCTTCGTGCATCCCGACAATACTTAATATCGCTGCCGATAAAGGCAGGTTAAGTGGCATAGCCTCGTTGCCATATCCCCACTGTCTAAATACCAATCATGATAATATTGCAAGTTGTAGGGGTGGATAGACCTGGACCATAGCAGACAAGCTTATCATGGTTGAATCCAAATGAAAGCCGTGCATCACCATAATCAGATACAACGCCAGCCAAGCACCTACTAAAAGCAATTGGGGTTGTAATAGTGAAGCTTGTTCTATTAGTCATGCTCAGAACTACCCACTGTTGAACAGTGGGGAAGATATAGCTTGAGCAATTCCGGTGGCGGATGGGTTACATTCCCCATTTCTTTTTATAATACCCAATATGTTATAAATACTACTCATTACAACAGTCTTTCATCAAGAATAGATATATACTTAGAAATATCTTATTTGAATACAAGCCAGTGCTACATACGCTCATCGATAGACTCTGCTGAAGTTTACGTAATAGCAATGGGATACTAAACAGTGGGGAATTAGTGATGTGATAAAACTTGTAAAGCTATTTGACATACCCGAGTACAATCCACTCACAAGGAATATTATCATTGCTACTGTCAGTGTCTAACAAAAAGAATTTACCGTTTTTCTTTATGAATCTGACATATATATCGTCGTTTACTTCGCTAGACACTTGACTTAATCCAATTAATACTTTATCCATGACAATTGGGTATTTTATATAATAACTCGCATTATTTGTGTCCGGATCTGAATATCCATACTCCGTTTCCCCACTGTATAATTATATTTCCAAAAAAGCTCCCTAGGCAGAGATATCCATTTTGTGCTGCTAAATACTTCACCCCGGATGCTGTAAGTACCAGCTTCAGTAATTGCCCAAACCAGCTATCCGTTGTCAGCGCGGTGATTGCTGTAATGGTTGTTGTTAATGCCAGTTTTTTTATGATGTCATCGCCCAAATCGGCTATTTTTTCGCATAGTCCGAACAGTTTGCTATGGGCGGTTTCATCGTCATTGTGCGCCGCGAAGGCTTGCCCGTGGGCCGTCGTTGTTTTGTCATGATTATCTATTTTTTCTTCTACCTGTTCTTTTGTCAGATATACGATAGATCCGTCAATGGTAACGTTGATTTCCGCTTCAGAGCTAATATATACTTCGATTTCAAAAGTGTTTTCATTAGTCGGCGTTTCATTTGACGGAATATAGTCATAGGCCATCCCAGCATTTGAATAGCTATATAATACTTCATCACCATCGTCGAGCTTTGCAAATACGCCTACTTCGCGGTTGATGAAGCCTGTGTCCAGGCTGCTATTGCTGCAATTAAAAGTCAATGTGATTTTTTCGCCTGTATCAGATACTGTGGTATCTACAATTGGCAATGACATCTTTTCACTTTTTAATGCCGTAAATGTTTTGATATCATCACTATCAGATAATGACCCGCTGCCGAATGCGCCGCGGGTGAAAACTAATTTATGTCCGTTTACTGCTTGGATTAACATTTTGTCGCCGTTAGTTGTCGGTGTCATATCTGGAAACTGTGCCATTAGTTAATACCCCCCCTAATTTTTATCTGGGAATAAGAATGAATTATTTTCATCTTTACATGTAATGTACCTGGCTGTACTGACGTGCTTGCATCTGTGCGCGTTTTTATTTTTATTACATTGTGTTCCCTGATTCTCGCGCTGCAGTGAAGCTGTCGCTTTACCCTGGTAATCGTTGATAGCTTATAGCCAATATGAGCCGGTATATACGTTTTTATTGCATGGTGAAGTTTGCCATAATCTGTAACTTGTCCACCATGGTAGTAAATCTTTATTGCATAATCCTTTGGCAGGTCTGCGACTTCCGCTTTTCCATCGGCTATATACGTGTTAACCAACCTTGTCATAAAATTAATAGTTACTGTCTGCGTTCCTTTTATTTTGGCTAAAATTCTATTGCGTCTATCTTCATTCCTAAGATTTTTATTGACATCAATACCAAGGAACGTCTCCCAGTTTTCAAGGGCATCCGTTGCCGTCTCTACAAAAAATTGCTCCAATAGTTTTTCCATATCAGCTCTTTGCAATTCATGCCCCTGGGATTCGGCTTTTAGCATCGCTGAAAATATGGAATCTTTTACAAGGTATTCCGGTAAATATTTTGATAGGTCTACTTTCCCCTTACGGATAAAGCTATTCAAGTTCTGTCACCTCCAGTGTGCTTAGCCGTGGTAATTTTTCAGCGGCAATAGTAATGTATTGGATATCTCCGTTCAGCTTCAATTCGTCATAGTCTGATATCACCCCCGTTGCCAGCATAATTTGCCCGATTTTAGCAATACTGATAATCGAAGACGCTGTTATATAATCACTTGAAAAGCCTTCATCAATCAAATAGTCATTAATCGCCTTTTTTAGTACCTCTTTATAAGTGTCTTTATAGGCTGTAACTACTCTAACCCGGGCTGATACAGTGACATCTAAATATGTTGGCGTCGATACTGTTACAGTTGCGCCTATCGGCTTAACTGTATCTAAATATGCGGCTACTTGATTTATCAGATTCGTGCTGGCAATGTCTTTATTTTCATCTATGATGGATACTTTGACAGTTCCATTCCCGTTCCATAACGGGATGACCTGACAATTTCCAACACCAGCTACTGATAGTGTCCACTCCCTATAGTGGTTAGCGTTTCCAGATGTAATCGGATTGCGGACATGTAACAACAGCCGGCTTAACAATGACGCATCCGTTTCCGCATCATATCCGTCACTCATAGCTTTTTCATTCGTGACGGATGATATGCCAGTAATAGTTACTGGTATTTTCACGACAGTTCCCGCCGCAACATTCCCTTTTTCGCCGGCTTCCACAGCTTCAACATTGATGTCCGCTGTGCCATTTATAGTCGTTGTATTTACTGCCTGGAATTGTATTCCGCCGTCTGTACTAAAAATAGCGCCGCTATTAACGACGCCTGTCCCGGTTACTGTTACTATCCCTTTTGCTTTTACCGCTTCTTTGCGGTCAATGCCAAATTCGGCGGCCCTCATTGTTAAATACTGCCCCCATGAGGTTTGAGCAAAAGCCGCATCGACAATCAATGACATTTCAGCATAGCTTTTTTCAAACTCTACAGCATTAGCCGCTAAGTTATCGCCAATGAATGTCCCTTCGATGGTTGATACCTGCCCGTTTAATTCTTTCTCATAGATTGTTTTTAATTCTGATTGTATAGATTCCTGTGTTTTTGCTTCAAACATTTTTACACCTCAATCTTTACAGTCGTTTCTCCGTATATTGTTTTTACGTCAATCGCCAGGGTAATTTTCTTCTTTTCCTGTTCCGTACTGACAAGATATACGTTCTTAATATATGGATTGACTAGCAGCGCCTCTGAAATATAAGTAAATAGTTCATTTTTTGACAACGTATCATTTGGCGTTTTGCCAATAAATTTATCTTCAATCTCACAACCATAATCATCAAAATAGGCTCTGTAGCGGTATCTTTGTACCAACAGAGCCTTCTTAATCCAAATCTTTAAACCCTCGTTTTTAGTTCTTATGATATGGTTCCCATATTCATCATATAAAAATTTATTCTTATCAAAATCCCAGTCAAATTCTTTAAACTCCGGCAGAGCTGCTGATTTCGTTGCAATGGCAGACGTCCCCGCCGTCATAAACGGATTAGCCATTCCCATCAAACCTCCGTAGTTTGGCATGCACTATAAACTGCTGCCCGCTAATGTTATCGTCATCACTATAGACCGGTTCCATGGATACTTTATCTCCTGGTGCCCATGTGTCTGTCAAAGACTCATCATTATTAATGGGATGGTTATGACTCTCATAGGCAGCGTCACCAGACCCTCCACCTTTAAAATCAGTTTCGCCTACCATATGGCGGGTGTGTCCCGGAACCCAATACTCATCAATGTACAAACGTGTTTTATCTAAAATCATCCCGTCGCATTGTACTTTTATTTCAGGCGGCGGCGATATGATAGTACCTATACGTGTTCCTTTTTGTATCGACTGCTGTGTCAATTTTCGGAATAAATTCAACAGTCCCTTATATGGATCTTCATTTTTCTTCATCTGTTCACCCTCTTAATAATGTGAGGTCTTAATAATTCGCATCGGTGTACCACAATCACTATAATCGCCGCTGTGTACTACCATATTCTGACTGCTGCTATTTCCAATATATCCGCCATTACCATCGTAAATCGTGACATGGCCATCAGCTCCTTCGCTGGTGTAATATACAATGCAGTCCCCTTCTTCCAACTGGCTTGCATCAAAATCTATAACTGGTACGCCCGCGGCATTTGCATCGCCTACCAATGTCGGCACACTGACAACTCCATTATTACATTCATCAGCAAGGAACGGACTGTAGTAGCTCCCAACTTTCGTTGCCGCTTCACAACATCCTTCTGTCCCATTATCCATAGTCTGATAGCCCCATGCATTCCATCCGGCCTGCATACCTGCGGAAATATTCAAATCGCCACCCCCAGTTGCTGTATTGTACGTCTTTTTCCGGCCCTGTGATGCTGATTTGAATACCGGCGCTGCAAGATCCTGCTGTTCTATTTCCGGCTCTTCTTTTGTTTCCGGCATATATTCCAGTGTCAGTGACATCGTATGTACATTATTCTGAAATTTATGATCATCTGATTTAATAAAGAAATTGCCTTTTAACTGTTCTTCCTGAATGGTTATCCCATAGCCGGTGATACATTGGATATTCCCAATGCCTTCAAGGCTGCTATCTTCTTTTAGCCGTTTCAGCATCGCTTTGGCTGCTTTGACATTATCTACGCTTTCTCCTTGTTTGGCCGGTTGCATCTTATAAATATCTTGTATCATTCCATAATGCGTTACGTCATCATTGATGGTAAATACCTGGCATATATTGCCGACGTCATCGACCGCTTTAATCCGGTTCACCATATCTTCAATAGACTGACTGTGTTCCGTATGTTCGATATTCACCCCATCTGTTGCCGTGTAATCAGCAATCAGCTCACCTTTTTTCACAGCAGTTATTTTATCTTCAATGCATAGCACAGTAAACTCAATGCTGCCATTCGTGGTGTCCGCTTTCGACTTTTCATTAAAGATCTTAAACATCTCTGTACAACTTTTCCCATCTGCCAGATAGTTAATCACCGTAGGCAGGCTCGGGATGCTCTCAGATACTTCGATACCTATTTCGCTGCAAATAGTTTTTATTGCGTCGGTAATCGTTACGTTCTGGAAATTAAGCTGTATTTTTGACTTTGCCAAGTAAATTAAGTCATCATATGCTACATACTCAAATGTAAATCCAGACGTATTTCGTTTTTCAAAAAATATACGGCCGCTAAAAAACATGACTTTGGGTTGTGTATCATCTTCATAATAGGCATAAATAAAGCCTCCCATCTTCAATATTAAGGCCGGGAAATTAACATCTTTTACCGCCGTATTATAGGCAAGCTTAAACGACAGCTTTCGAGCCGCCTGGTCAATATCGCCGTTCCACTCTACATCAATCACATATGGCGTGATATCTTTCATCGTTGCCGGTTCTGTATAGCTTTCGCCATTTTTCTTTTTTTCTTCCAGTGCCTGTTTTTCTTTCTCTGTCATGGGAGGATCTGAATAATACATTGTTAAAATCATAGCTCATCACCACAAAATCAAATCCTTATCATTTATTTTTACTCCCTCTTTAACAGTCCGTATGACTGTCCCAACATCAATCCCACCGCTTTTTACCATGGCTCTGTACAGGTTAATACGGTTAGTTGCTTGTTTGGCAATGCTCATGTTTCGTTGTATTGCTTTAGCTGCGTTATCCATTGTATCGTTTCCAGCTACAGCAACAAAGGAGCTTTCTTGCACGGCTTCGGATACTCTGGATTTCAGCCCAGTGACATCATTGATTGTGTCCGTTGCCGGCATGATATATCTATATTCTTTCAGGGATATTGAAAAATAAACATCGCCTGTGCTATCGTGCTCGCCATATTTAAAATTATCAATTGTACATGACATATTGACTGACGTTCCTGATATCGATATCGTACACGCCTGCCCCGACTGTGCCATATCATCAATCTTCTGACAAGCTGTATACGGATCATCACTTGGATAATTAGTTTCCCATCCATAATACTGGGCCGGAAAAAAAGATGAGAACGTCAGCGTCTTCAGTCCCCGTTTTCCAATCATATTGATATCTCCCAGTGAATTGACATTGACGACATTGTTATTATAGCTGTTCTCTACATCAAAACTGGGAGGGGCTACGGGAAATGTTACGCTGCTGCTATTGCCACTTAGTACTAATGTCGCCCCAGTCTCGCCATCGGTGCCTAAAAATGCACCGACAACTTCACTAAGAAAACTCAAGAAGCTGGCCATTTATATCGCCCCCGTGTTAAGATTAACGGCTCGTGTTTCCAATTCAAAGAATATTTCTGATGCAATCCGTTTGATTTCCCGCTTTTCATCGCCAGTATTCGCAAAGTTTGCATTGCTGATATTGATATTGATATCACCACCAAATCCGCCACTCATGCTGCCCATTTTATACGCCTGCTGTACAGACTGATCATGTGGTATAATCCGGGTTCCAGATGGTAAATCAACAATTTCGCCGCCGAATCTGTCATTTATTACCGCCGGGCCACCGCTGAAATTGCTTGTCCCCGTATACAATGTCGGAATATTCACGCCAAAATGCTGGCCGCCTACACCCGGTACCCAATCCGGGATATCTACGCTAATAGAATTTATTCCATTAATGACAGCGTTGATAGCTGCTCTAATCCCGTCTAATACCCCGGAGCATATCCCTTTGATACCGCCGAAAATGCTGCTGAAGATTTCCACAACGCCTTGCCATGCCAGGCTCCAATCGCCAGTAAACACCCCGGTAATAAAATCAATTAGGCCGCCGAATACGCCAATAGCTGCGCTGACGATACTGGAAACAATTTCAATGGCACTTACAAATACGCCTGTGAATATATCAGCCGCGGCAATGATACCGGCGATTAATACGCCGCCTAAAACGCTTGCCAGAAATTCAATGATATGAGCCAACCCGTTAAGGGTTGTGCCCTGAGAATTGAACGCATTAACTAACCGGTTCCATGCGTTTTCCACGCCTTCCAGTGCCGGGCTGATAGCCTGCCAGGCTACGGAAAAGGCGTTTTGAATCTCATTCCACATGCTTGTAAAGAACGGTGCTACCTTGTCCCAGTGGTTATAAAGTATATACGCGGCGCCGGCAATGGCCATAATCGCAATCCCTAAAGGTGAAAACATAGCACTCAAACCAACTCGGCCAATCGTTAACAGTGCCCGGCCAAATCCTAATACGGCATTCCTTGCCCCATTCAGCATAGCCGCCATGCTAAAGGATCTAATCATCGTCATGACTCTAGTCCCGGCTTGTGCTGCTGCACTCCCAATCTTGCTTAATCCGGAAGCTCCCGTCGTTCCTAAAAACGTTAATGCACTTCGCCAGCTCCCGATATTCATGCCATTCCGTAAAACGCCCATCACTTTGGAAGCCGTTCCGCTCAACTGTATAAAAGCGCTGCGTACACCTAATACGCTATAGCGTAATAACAGGTTTGTTTCACGGCCGCCTTTTAGTACATTGCCAATGCGTGAATACATCATAATCATAGAGCCGCCGGCTTTTAATACCTTGCTCATGACAAAGCTAAATGCCGTAAATCCAACAACCGACAACGCTATATTCGCAACGACGCTACGAGCCGCCGGGCTTAACCCGCCTAAAAAATCCGCAATGCTTTTAATTGCATCGGCTGCTGTTTTCACACTCGGTGCCAATGTGGAACCAAATGATATGGCTAGTGATTCTACGGCGCTCTTCATCGCATTTATAGAACCTTTTAGCGTATTCTGCATTTTTACATACGCCTCGTGCGATGATCCTGTAGAGTTCTTTATGGAATCTTCTACTTCTTTGTATGCTTCTGGGCTTGTCTTAATCAATGCTAATAATCCGCTAAATGCATCTTCCCCGGCTATTGCTTTCGCTATCCCGACTTGCTGAGTATCTGTCATGCCATCCATCGCTTCTCGCATCTGGCTGATTGCTTCTGTAATCCCCACAAAGGAACCATCGGCATTTTGCAGGTGTAGCCCTAATTGGTCTATAGCTGCTGCCGCTTCTTTTGGTGGCGATGCCAGCCGTGACATTGTAGATCTAAGGCTTGTCCCAATTGTAGAGGCTTCAATCCCATTGTTACTCATAATGGCCATGGCTGTTGATAATTCTTCGATGTTTACGCCTAGTGCCGCAGCTGGTGCCCCGGCATACTGCATAGCCAGCCCAAAGTCAGCCATACCTAATTTAGATACATTAGCGGCCATCTGTACGACATCAGCGACATGCTGTGTGTTTTCTGCTACATCGCCGGTTTTTAAATTCCATATGTTCAATGCACTTGTGATGACATCGGACGTTGTGGCCATATCTTCCCCGGATGCTACAGACGCTTCAATAATGCCTGGCATAGCTGCCATCGTCTGCTCCGCATCAAACCCGCCGGCTGCTAATCGGTCCATAGCCTCGGCCGCTTCGCTGGCGGTAATCGGGAAGTCGTGCCCTAATTTCAGGGCCGTTTCTTTCATCCGTTCTAATTGTTCTCCCGTTGCCCCGGCTTTTACCCCGGCTCCGGTTATGGTATCTTCAAAATCCATGAAGGTTTTAGTGCCCAGGGCGCCAAAAGCAGATACAGCAGTAGCGGCTGGCATCATTGTCGAAGCTATGCTGCCAAATCCTCGCCCTACATTTCGCACATCTCTACCTAATTGTCGATTAAGACGTGAATTTTCTTCCATGTTGCTACGTATCCGACGTAACGGCTCACTGACTCGGTCCGTTAATTGCATAACAACGTCAATAATGCTAGCCATCTTCTCACTTCCCTAAACTTCTAATCTGTTTGATTTCCTTTTCCCGTTCTTCTAGTTCTGTTTCCATAAAAGCGGCTAAAATGATCTTTTCGCCGTACCCGGCGTTATAATATTCCGATGGCCGTAGCCCATGTGATACCCACAGTTCATACATGAGCTTGACGCTACCATCGGATTTGATTAGTTTTTTACTTCTTCAAAATCATCTTCGCTTTTATCCATGCCGGACAAATCCCCGATTTTCTCGGAAATCTTGGTAATTTCACCGCTTGTTAAAATCTTAGTAAACAAATCTTCTTTGGTCGTCGCATTAAACCGCTTCAAAACGCGGGGATCATTAAATTCTTCATTCGTAATCCCTTCGGCCAAACAGCTTACGGCCAATTCCATGTAGTCCACTTCCGGGGCACGGCCCTTTTTCCGTTTTGTCGCCATGTCCTGCAGCTCTTTAATCCGGCGGAACTTGATTTCCTGCAAGTGTAAAATAAACGGCACCCCTAACAACTTAGAGAGCCGTTTTACTTCATAATCTTCCGTTTGTTTTGCTGTAATCTTATCCGCATCAGCGGCTAAAAGCGCATCTACTAAATTCATGTGCTACCTCCTAATCGTTTGCCGTATCAATGACGTCAAAATCAGTAAACGTAAAATCATAATCATCGGTGGTCAGCTTCTTCGCTTCCCAGTCCATTAGGGTTAATTTATCAAATGTTGCATCCCGGATAACGACACGTTCGGAGCCGATAGCGTCCGGATCATCCAGTTTAGCTACGATAGTGCAAACTGTCTGGTGCCCGTTTTTGATATTATCACCCATCTTGTTAATAAAAAACGAGCTGACATGGTTCATTTTGACATTGCCAGAGCCTTCTGCCCCGGTTGTCTTGTACTGCTTGAACCGCTTTTTGACCTGGTTAACTTCTTCTTTGATTAATTTTATTTCCGCTTTAAAAGCAGTGACTTCAGCTATTTTTTTACCGTCAATCCAGACTTCGCCTTCGGTCCCGCTCATAACTTGCTGCGCATTAAATTCATCCATGGTATCACCTCCTAAATATCAACATCAAGGCTGATATCTTCCATTGCATCAAGAATAACAACGCTTGCTTTAAGGAATACTTTCTTTTTCGTATCAAGCTCTTTGATTTCCTGATCCGACATATCAGCTAATTCTTCTTCCGTGTTTTTCCCGTTGGAAATACGCCAATTCTTGATAGCGTCAACGTCTAAATCAATCGTGCTCTTCCCTTTTTGCAGCAGTCGGCCTTTTTCCAGTTCCAGAAAATACCCTTTGATTGCCGACATCAGCAGACATTTGTTATCATAGTCGTTCGTATACTTGCCGATATAGCTATCTTCCGCCGTTTTCCGGATATCCACATACATCATATCCATTACGTCCACGGTCTTGATTGTCTGGTATGCTTCCAGTTTGTCCTGCCCAGTCGTCACAAGACTATTCATAGCACGGCTCATTTTGAATTTTTCTTTGTCATACCATACGAAAAATTCACCGTTATTTACTTTTTCATCGCGTTCGTCCGGGTCGTACTGATCACAATCAACGACTTCACTCAGCGGCGCGTATGTCGCTGAAATGGTCATCGGCGTACCACAAATCAGACCGGCAATACGCGGCGTATATTCTGCGCCGGTATACTTTTTGGTGCTCGTTGTAATAAAGGTATTGGTGAAGTTGATAATCCCTTCATTATCGCCTTTATATGCCGGCAACACGACTTTAATTCTATTTTTCATGTTGTCACGCTGGTTCTTTATCCAGGTGCCGACGGTTTCTTTTTGTGCTTCTGCGATTGTCGGGATTGCCAGGTAATCCCAATTTTCATTGGCAATGGCTTTCAGCGAGGCTGTGAATTTGTCGGCTTCCGTGCTTTCCGATTTGGCCATTAAATATACTTTTACCCGCCGCGGGGATTTCTGATAGCCAATAAAAGACTTGGTAATATAGTCTTTATTTTCATCACTCAACGATGATGGAATGCCGTCAATCGTATATAAGGTGAACGGGTTTTTAAGGGCGGCTACGGTTTCCGTCCCTTCTGTGTGGTCTTTCAGTAACGTTTCAATCGTCGAAGAATCTTCTTCCAGCAGCAGCATTTCAATGCCATGTTGGCTCCGTTCCACTGCTTCAATGCCTTTTTCTCTGAATGCAATATCTACATTAGGCATGCCCAGTTTTGGCATAGTATCCACGCTCCTTTATAGCTATAATTCTTTAATTTTCGTTTCCATTGCGACTTCATCCAGCGTATCGGTTGTAGTTTCTTCGCTGCTACGGTCGATAGCTTCCAGATACGTAATATTGATACTGACCCGTAAAATATCGTTGTCCTCTCCTGCCGTGTCATCGCTGACCGCATCCACATGCAAAAACCTGTCATTTACATGTATTCCCCGCCCTACAGCGGTAAAGATCTTTTCGAAGACGTCCATGTAATGGCTTTGTTTCCGGTTGCTGTCCTTTGGATAATATGTGACGTAGATAGTCACTTCTTTTTCCGTAAATTCTTTTGTTTGTGGCCGGCTTGTTGAGATGATCCCGATAAAAAAGCATGGCTTTTTAAAATTTTCCTTTACTTCATCGGCATAAAAAAAGCACCCCGGGAATGTTTTTTCCAACAAATCCTTGGTGCTTTTCACAATATCCGTACGTGTAATTATCTGGCTCAAAACTTATCACTCAACTTCTCATATAAATCAGTGTGCATTTTTTGCACTATGTCCGGTTTCTTTGCGGCGACAGTCTTATCTTTAAAATGTGTGCCAGGCTGATGCCCAAAAACGCGCCCGCTGGGTGCTACTTTCGCGTGCCCGCGCTCTACCAAATGATAATGTGGCGCCGTATTCCAAATCACGCCCTTAAATGTATCGCCAGAATGGCCCTCCATGTCATGTTTCCAGCTTTTATTTAATTTATGCTTATGCTCTTTGCCACTATCCGGTGTTGCGTTTTTCAGTTCTTTTTGCATGGTCTTAGTGGCTTTTTCCAGAGCTTCTTCACATTCATAAGGGAACCTCTCATTAGCTACGTCTATCCGATTAATAAACTCATCAATCGTCATCATCCGCACCTCGTTTCCTTTGATTTACCATGAGTTCCAACTTTTCATGCCGCATATATGGGTCAATGGCGGTTATGACGTTATACAGGTTATCGCCATACTGAACGACCGTATTTTCATCTATGCCCTTGCGATACCGGATGGTTATTTTCAGCATATATGTCGAAGCGTCTTTATTGGCTTCATACTGCTCATAGAAAGACTTGCCCCGTGCCGGCTCGATTCTGGCATATACCGGATGTCCTACCAGATCTACAAACTGCTGCTCATAAAAGCCGTTGTCGTTCTTTACATCTTTATAGCCCAGCAGATGCACCCGCTTATCAAGCGTACCTATTTTCTGCATGGTATCACTCCCAGTATTGCAGTTGTGTAATCATGCTGCGGATTGTAAAGCTATAGTCGTCCTGTTTGGCTTCATTGCGATTTTCGTAGAGCTCGGCAATGATTGCCAGTTTTGCCATATCCGCCGACGCTTTGAAATTCTCATCGTTTTCGTAATGGCTGCTATAATCAGTAACGGCAGACGCTAAATACGCATCTGCCGTTTTTTCAAGCTGATTGATTAAATTGTCGTCGTCATCATGATCAACTCTGAGATATGTCTTGATATCGTCGATTGTCATTCAAACCACCTACGCATTGGCAATCTGCAACAATACAACCGCGTCTTTATCCAGCATCTTTACATCGTACCGTTCGATTGCCCGGATATAGGTAACATAGCGCGTAAACCCGGCTTCTGTCGATACGGCTACTTCTACGCCTTTTCGGTCGTAAAAAGCGACTGCATCGCTCATGCTGCCAACAAAAAACGGGATTTGCCCCTCTACTGTAAGCAGGCTGTCCGGCAAAGATACAATCTGATGCCCGCGCAAAAGTAACTGCTGCGGATTAGCTAAATCCGGCGTCAGCAGCGGTCTTTTTTGTGCGTCATCTAATTCTGCCAGATAGTCAATCCCCGTCTGATTGGTAAAGATTTTAGCACTCAAGCCAATCGTCGGGTCAAGGGTCTTAAAGATGGCTTTCACAATGCCCTTATAGTCGGTGATTGTCGTAGCAGACAATGCTTTCAGCAGGCTCAAAATGCTTGCATTTTCCGTGTTTACCGCTTTACGCGTGAAGCGACGGCCAATAATCGACATGATATTTACGTCATTGTCGGCCAAAAGCTGATTAGAAACCGGGATAATATCACCATAAGTTTTGACATTATATGTTTTCTGTTCAAAGTCAAAATCAGACTGCTTGATTTCGTTCAATTCGTCAAACTCCGTCAATACGCCTGTTTCAGTACCCATGGCCGGCATTCTCCCGCTTAAAGACGTGACAGGGGTAATATTGCAGTATGGTTTCAACGATACCATCTGGCGGCGGTATTCATATACTGTGTTCATCTGTTCTTCCGGCACTACGTAACCGCCTTTTTCCGGAGATGCTTCTACAAGTCCCGGCGTACCCGCGGTGTTATATGCTGCGGTTTCTTCTTCCGTCAGCGGACGCCCTAACACGAGCTTGTTAAAAATCCGGTTCTTCAAATTTGCGGTTACAGCCGTGTTCTTGTTTTCCGGTTCCAGTGGATTGTTTGTCACGTCCAATCCCTGGACTTTTTCAATTGCTTTCGCCGCATTGTACTGGTTAATTGCTTCTTCCAATTCTTTGGCTTTAGCTGCAGCATCGTCATACTGTTCTGCTGCCTGCAAATTTTCTACTTCGGTCTTGAGGTCATTAATCGTTCGTCTTAATTCTTCGCTCTTTTTCATTCTGCTAAAACTCCTTTCGCTTTTGCGACCGCAATCGTGATTTTATTGTTCAAATCCTTTTGCAATCTCTGTCGTTTTGCTTTCTGCTCCGCATCATCAGCGGCGTTCTGCTTTTTCCAGGCGGCTATGATTGCATCAGGGATATTCTTCATGTTTTCCGATTTCCCCGCTTTTGCGACCGTCTGTGTGCTATCCAATACGGTAACATTGAAATACTGTTTTGCCTGTTCTCCCGTCAGCCATGTTTCATCATTTACCATGTCATGAATCGTTTCCGGCGTTACGTCATCATTCGCAGCGTCGTTATAAACTGTTTCCATGCCCTCTTGGATAGTATTCAAAAAGGTAATGGCTTTTTCCAGGTCATCGGCGTTACCTACAATACCTGTTGCCGGCTTATGAATCATAAGGTAGGCATTTTTAGGGATTTGTCTATCATCGGCGGCGAAAAATATCTGTGTCGCAATCGAACAACACCATCCATCAACTACCGCCGTGGTATGGCCATCATGGCGTTTGATCATATTGGCAATGGCTACGCCCGCTGGTACGCTGCCGCCACTTGAATTGATGTATATGGTCAAATCCTTGCCTTTTACCTCGTCAAGCTGCTTTTTGATATCTGACGGCCATTGATAGGCGTCTCCCTCGTCCCACCATGCCATAATGGCGCCTTCGTCATCGTCGATGATATCCCCGGAAATATAAATTTCCGCTTTATCGGCGCTGTTTTCTACTCTAATCAACTATTTTCACCTCCTTTATTTCCTCTATAGGCGATGCCAATATCTTGTAGCGCTACATATGAGCCGTTGACGATATGGACATCGCCGCCTTTTGTCGGCGGAATATCTAATTGCCGGCGCGCATCGTTCGGCGAATAGATGGACGTGCTAACGAGTTTTTGCAAGACGTCGGCTTGCTGTGTAGGATCACCTCTCAAAATCACTTTGACGTTAAATTTAAACTCTAGCCCGCTTTTCTGTTCTTTCCGCGTCAGCAGTTTCCGGTTTAATTCCTGCTCATACAGCGTGATATTGTATAGCAGCGTATCAACATAAAAGCTGAGGTTTTGCGCGCTGCTGTTGGCATAGCTGGATTTACTGTAATCATTCAGATTGTTCGGCTTTATCCCGAAGGCTGCGGCGATCTGCAGGGCATTGTACTTCTTCAATTCGTAGAATTGGCTGTCTGTCAGTTTCAGATCTAACGTTTGAATGTCAAACCCAATCGGCAGCGTAATAATCCGCCGGCCGTTTTCCCTGGCTTGTTCTTCAATTCGTGATAGTAACAGGCTTTGCTTTTCTTTACTCAAGTCCCCTACGTATTTCACGACCGCATTGGCCGTTAATCCTTTTTGATACAAGTCATTTAAAAACTTCTGGCTGGCCTTACTGCCCGCCATATTCGTTGCCAGTATCTCCCTGACGCTTTTGCCGCTTAATCCACTATCGCCGGTTATCCAGCTCTTTACATGGATGATTTCATCCGGCAAAAACCAATAGCTGTTGCCGTTGCGTTCATCCATATAGCGGTAATAAAACGATCGCCTGGTAAATTCTTCGGTGTTGTTTACCCATATTTCAATACGCCGCGGGTCCAGGGGATAGATACCAATGAATTTACCGCCGTTCATAGCAATGTAGGCGTATGCATTGCCATAATGGTTGCGGCAATATTCCAAATACGTGAAAAACTGTATCGGCGTCATGTACTGATTGGGCTGCACATTGAACAGCTGCATAACATCATGGTCCATAATCCTGTTTTTATTCTCGTCCATGAGATATAAAGGCATTTTCCCGATGCTTTCAGCCAGCGTTTTCAGACATGTAAAATAGGTGATTTCGCTTATATCCGGCCCGCCAGTGTTCGCCTGGTTATTAAAAAACAGCTCGTTGATAGTCGATAAGCTGATGACATCGGCACTATCAGAGCTGTTTCTGATCTTTTTCTTGATTTTGTCTAATAACTTCACGCGTTCTCACCTTCTTTCTTGTCGGTTATGCCCAGCCACATGTCCAGGGCCGCTTCTCCATCACCTTTATTGTCGTCTTTCAGCAGGAACCATATTTTCCATGCATCAATGATAGCGTCGATGGGGTCAATCCGTTCGGTCTGTGTCATTTTATCGACTTTGATTTCCCCGAATGAATTCGGGGCGGAAATAATGGCATTGACGACGCTCCATGTAAGCAAATCATTGTGTTTGTCATAGCGTACCTGCCTGGCTTCTACGGATAACTGGAAGTCTTTCGTTGTATCGTTCAATGACCGCGCCGACTGCTTGACTTCTGTCAAATCACAGTTCAGTACATCCTCTAAATCGCCTAAAAAGGCACTCGCATTGTGCGCATCATAGCCACAACCGACGATATTCAGATGATAATCATCTATGAGCTGCTTCAGGTCCGCAATGATTGCTTTATAGTCCGTTTTGATACCGTACATTCCCGATGTCAGCGTAATCAATCCATGCTTTGCCCATTCTCCATAAGGTGCTTCATCTGTTTTTTGATGTTCTGCCAGACGTAACTCCGGCATATATGACTTGCTCCATATGTAAACGTTATCGTCTGGGATTGCAAACAGCAGCGCAATAGATGTTAAGTCGCCGCCGCTTGATAAGTCGATGCCTAAATAGCAGTCATGACCGGCCATATCGGCTATCGTCAAATCACTTTCACACATCTTCCAGGCTTTAAGGTCAATCAATGAGCCGCCGGTATACGTTACCCATGTATTGAGCGATTTCGTCTGAAAGTTCACCAGGTCAGCGCCGCCTTTTTCTTTGGCGTCAATGGCTTTTTCGGCCATCCTGGCCATCATTGATTTGTCCAGCGTCGTGTCATCCTGCCACAGTATCAGCGGATTGGCCTTAGCCCAATTCTTAGGCTGCCATATATCATCGTCTTCATCCATTTCAGCGATATAAATAAACAGGGTTTCTTTCTTGATGACGCCTTCCAGCACCTTCTTACAAAATTGGTATTGCTGATAACAAGGGCCATTCAAGTTAAATCCTGCCGTCGTTATGGCGATGGTGAGAGCTGAGTCTACTTTGATTTGACCATCCAGCATGAGTTTATACATCTGATCGGACGCATGTGCATGATATTCATCGATAACCGCAAGGATGGACCGGAAGCCGTCGGCGGAAGTTGTGTCACGGCCAATCGCCTTTATTTCATTCCCCGTTACCAGGGAGAGGATGCTTGACACATAGTCCTTGACCTTATACAGCTGCTTCAAATCATTGTCGGAATAGATAAATTTCTTTACCTCTTTCCACACGATTTTAGCCTGGTCCATTTTTGTAGCCGTACAGAACACATTGCCGTTATGATACCCGGAAAACGTGGCAAAGTCGTTGCAGAGCTCCCCGGCTATGAAAGATTTGCCATTTTGCCGCCCCATTTGTACGTAGGCTTCACGATATCGCCGCTCTTTACTTCGTTTTTTACGCCAGCCAAAGATAGATCCGATAATGAAGTTTTGAAAACCTCTTGTAACAAGCGGCCGTTTTTCAGTCCCTTCGCCGATGGTTAGCGTATTCGCTATTTTGATATGCTTTTCGGCTTCTTTGACGTCGAAAATATACGGGAACCCTTTCCGGTGCATATCGTCAATATGACGCTTGCACGCCAGCTTTTCTGTCCGGCCAGCCAGCCGTTTACCACTCAATACCAGCCGCGCGTATTCGGTCGTATGGTCTTTCATGCTTACGCGTCAAGCAGCTTGATAAATTTGTTGGCTGGCTTTTCCTCTTTTTCCGGAATGATTAATTTCAATCGGTCCGTCGTAGCCAGTCCCAGCTTACTGCTGCACCGCATAATCATTGCAGCGGCTTTGTCGGCAATATTGACGTATGGAGACGGGAAAATATTTCCTTTGGCTGTTTCGTAGGTTAATCCTTCCCGCTGAATGGCTTCAGATGCCCGGATATATTTAGCCCAGTTGTCAGCATAAATAGCTAAAATTGATAAATCGAGGTTATCCAAAAAATCTGCCCCGGCCGCTTCCCTGGCCACCCGGCAAAATTCTTCTTTGGCGATATCCGGCAAAAAATCAGGTGGCTTCAACTGGTCCCGTGCCACTTTCAGCCGTTTTTCCGCCTGCTGCTTATCGATTTTCTCTTTTTTCGTCATGTGTTTCGTACACATGGACAGTCTTTTTCGTGGCGTTGCCATCTCTGATCACCTCCATCGGGGATTTTTTGCGAAAGATGATAGGACGCGCGGGGACCTGAGGAGTAATAAAAACTTTTTCAAACACCCCCACCGGTGTGCTGCCCGGCAATCCGCTTCAACATATTTTTAATCGCGCTACTATCAGCCTCTGAGCGGTTGTACGCTTCATGTATCTTAGCGTGTGTCTTTCTGCTTACAGCTATCAAATTGGTAATGTCATAGGCTTTGCCTGGCTCATCTTCCAGCGGTTCTATATGATGTACAGTATCTGCTTTAACAATGTGATTATTAGCATATAGTTCGTACTCATCCAACCCATTCGCCATGGCCATGATGATACGTCTCAGCCTGCGCCATGTCGTCCCGTGGTAGATCCGGGCCGCCCCCTTGTTTCTATGTTCGGTATCATATTCTTTGTGCCGCTTGGAAGCCTGCGGGCAAGGCTGTCCTTGTGGATGTATCTGCCCACATATGCTGCATATTCTTGTCAACATGATTTCACCGCCCTTAACTGGTTTAGGCTTCCGGGGAAGCGGTCCCCTTTGCCTATACCCCTACCCCCTGTTCAATTTTTGACATAAAAACAGGGCGTCACCTATTCGATGCGCCCTTATTCACACTTCTTTACTATATAGTATACCACGACTCTATGTATTATTTTGTACTGAGTTTATTCTATTTGCTATTTATTTTGTAGAATTGCTTATTATATTTAATAAAAAAATGATTAAGGGCCACGCTTTTTAGATATCCGCGGGCATAGCCGAAGCTATACCCCGTTTCTTTTGCTACTTCTTCCCAGGTCAGACCATCTATGTACTTGCTGTACAATATAACTCTGTCTATCCTGCTTTCCATGGAATCTATCTGTTTGATGACATCCATCTGAAATTTACGATACGCCTTTACTTTTTCCTCCTGTTTGCCTAATTCATCCTTGTACTGCTCCAAACTACGGGCGTCCCAGTAATTGCTATTGCCCCCTCTGATAGCGCCATCGATGTTAGCTGTAACATTATCAGTCGGGCCGCTAAATATTTCTCTCCTCATTCTATTAATTAACTTTTCACGCTGTTTTATTTCGGCTTCAATCAGCCGGTACTGGCCTAAATACTCATCAGCTGTCATGTTCCTACCTCCTGTATAGCTTACTTGTCCGCATCATGGCGGCGGTCTGCATCTATCCTTTTTCACCCCCTAGCAATGGCAAAATTCCTTTATAGGCGCTTTCTATCTTTTGGGCTGCGTCTGTCATTAATTCGATACTCGCTTCTATCTGAGTCTGCAAATTTAGACGGGATGCAGACCCTAGCTTCAACTGATCTGAAATATTTGTTGCAACTTGAATGATTTTGATATACCTATCTGCATTCCATTCAACCAAATCTATTCCTGTGGCCTTACGTATTTTTTCTAGTGACGTTCGCAATGCCGCTAGTTCTTTTTGTGCTTGCTCTTCTTGAAATCTTACTGTATTGTAGGCTTCCCTATAGGCTTGCTGTTTCGTGTAATCATCGGATCTTCCCAGTCCGCGTACAAACGCTATCATGAATCCCTTATCCACAACCGCATCATGCCATTTCGCCGGTTGTTTTATGCGCAGGCGTCCCGACTTCTCATGATATTCCATGATGCCCCAATTAGGCGGTATTAGTTCCCCGTCCGTTAATCCTTTCGGGACAACTAAATACCACTCATTTACGTACTTATACAATTCATCGCACTTGTCCGCATCTTCCAGTTCGCGCCGTAAATCTCCTTTGCTGATTTTTACTTCCATGCCAATCGTTTCAAACGACCGTGACGGATACTGATTAATTGCAACAGCATCCGCATGCCGCTTTAACTCAGCGCCGGTACTGTTCCCAACTTCAAACCCTAACAACCAATTAGGTTCCTGGTATCGGTCGCGAATTGCTTTATCTATCATGGCTGTACTTACCTTCATAGTCTACCTTCTTCCTATTTCCAAACTCTCGCGTTCCATAATTCGGCCGCTTCTTCCCGTGACTTGCTCCACCCGCCTTTGGCCCGGCAATTAGTACAGAAGACGTAATATACCTGGCTTCCGCCGCTCCACAGCATGACAGGCTTGCGCGTACCACAAAAAGGGCAACGTTTCAAGACCTTACTTCTCGATTCTGTCATTTACACCATCTCTTTCTCGTCGGGTGCAAAAATATATACTTCTACTCTTGGATTCTTCCGATCTAGATAAAACTCATCCCGGAAGCTGATAATTTCATCCCACCCATCATTCTTAATAATGCCCACTTCCTGCAAACTATCTAAAATAAATTTTTTGGCAAATGATATATTGTCTTTGTCACGGCGGCGGTTCGGCTCAATCCACCTAAACACAATTTTTACTTTGTCAATACGACAGTCTCTCACTTTAATCATGCCCAGTTTACATAGCATATGTGCGTCACGGCTCATTCTGCTACCTTTTCGTGCGTTTGCACGATTTGCCCGAACATATTCGTTCAATCCGGGCAATGTCCCCGGTATGACGATTTTTAGCATTTCTTACATCGCTCTCCTTTTTTCTCATGACAATACTAATCATCCACCCTCGCATTTCATCGAGTTTTGTTGTAGCCTTGCTGTACCAATATTCCGGATATAGTTTTTCCCACTCGGTATGAACGTCAACTAAGGCCGCCATTTGATTTAGTTTTTTCCCGGACCAACGATAATCCGATTTTTTAACAACCGGTTCCTTTAGTCCTTGCGATGCCCGCCAACGTCTTTTATTCGGTATGCCTTTGGTGAGATAATTCGCCAGGTCGGTGAATCCTGTTTCTGAAGGCTGTAATCTGTTCACATTCACATATCCCAGCGACGGACGTACCTTTTCCCCTTTTCTTCTGGGTGCCGTCCATAATTCTTCTATGGTATCTCGGCAAAGTGCCCCGTCCATGATGACATGATGATGCAGCCTATATATTTTCCCGCCATCTTTTTCTTTCCATTCCGTGACAGCGATGTACTTCATTTTAGGCAAGCCCTCTTTTTTGCGCCTGTTGTTTATCCGTCGGATATAGTTCGTTAAAATCTTCTCAGCCTCTTCCGGACTGTCTGGCAAAAACTCCGGGGCATATGTCAGATGTACCACATAATCCCCCCTATCAAAGTTGGCTGCTATTTTTCTTCTCAATTTCTTTTTAGCGTTCTTTTCATTTGCCTGGATCATCTTCAAGGATGATTTTTGTTTCTTCTCTTTTCGTCCTTTTTTCGTGACATCGTATACCCGGTATATCTCCACTTCAAGAAAACTTCCACAATATATTTTTTTCTCTCTGATAAAAGACTTCGGTATCATGATGTCACCCTCTTATTTGGATATTATTCTCTATGGTTGAAAAGATAAAACCCATTACAAGCCCGCAAACCCGTCAAAGACGGTATAAAAAAATAGAGATAATCCTTATATGCATATGCAATGGTAAATCCAAAATAGCATTACATATGTATATAAGGAATTATTCTTAGAACAACGATACTTCTTCTACTGTTGTCGCCACTTGTTGAGCAGCCATTTGTACTTTTTTCTTCTTTTTCGCTTTTTTTGCTTTTAAAACTCCTGCCGCATCATAGTGCGATGATGTATGTTCTACTTCTTTAGGAATCGCATCACGCCGCATCATGACCGCTTTATGTTCGTTTACCGCATACTCATTGACCTGGCGTTCTTTGTTAGCTTTTCTCCTTCTGTCTTGCAGTTCAATGAGCTTTTTTTGAACCAGTGATAGTTTGTAACTGCAAGAATAATCAATAGAAATAAAATACTGGCAATCTTTGCAATGATTCCAACAAATACTTTGTTTTTCTTTATGACAATATACAAAGCTGTTCGCGTTTTTCCCGCAAAGCGGGCATTTCATCGTTTTCATTTTTGCGGTTCTATGACTTCAACGGTTCGCTGATTAAAACGTTCAATAGCTCCATCTAAATCCGTTTCACATTTGTTAAACATAATATCCGCGCCGCATTTGTCATTTAAACAACGAATAGCAACAATAGGCAATGCTCCTTTCCCTTTCACGGCTTCTACCTTGCTTCCACAAAATGGGCACGCTTTCAAACTTTCTTGCTTTCCAAAAATCCTGTGAAATAATTTCATGGTTTTACTCCTCCTCTACACCTAAAAAATCAAATAATGTCGGTTCATTCTTCTTTGCCTCTTCTGTTTTTAAATAGCCCAGTCCATCCCGAAAATAGTCTGGATTTAATTCTATTCCTATCCCTTTCCGGTCTTTTTTTAAGGCTACTAGAGGGACCGTCATCAATCCTCCAAACGGATCTAAAACAATTTCACCGGGGTTGCTGTAGCGATCAACAAGCCGTTCCACAATATCAAGCTGCAACGGGCAAAGATGCATCTGCTTTCTTTTTAATCGCTGCTGCGTGTTCAATGTTCTCATACGGTTAATATCATCCCACACGCTCTCATTCCAGCTCCCAGGGGCTACCACCATAAATGAGGCTGGCAATTTGCCGTCCTTATCCAATTCGTTTGCCAACTTTACATGTTCTTCATAGTTGTATATATGGCTACGGCTGAATTGCCTGTACACTTTCTGCAAATTCTTTACCGGAATCGCTTCCAGCTCATCTTTCGAGATAAGCCGGTTCCCGCTGCTTCGCCAGTATCCGTGTGCGTCTATCTGCCATTGCCCACGGGTGTAATCCTTTTTGTCTTTTTTTACAGGTACATCGGCATATGCATTTGACGTATCTGTCGGAAGCTTCCGGAATAGCAAGACATATTCTTCACAGCCGACTCCCATCTTCGTGCCATCTTTGCTGTTTTCCGTCCAGCCTAACCTATATGTTTGATTGTTTTCCCGTACTACGTCAGTAACTACGGTAATCATTCCGAAAAACTGGAAACCATGTTTCATATAGTGCAGGATGGTCAACGCGTGAAATGGTTCAACAGTGGGCATGCCCGTCCCTGTCGTATTTCCGAACAATATACGGTCTTTGACATGGCAGCAGAATACGCGCCCCGGCTTCAACACCCGCAAAAGATTTGGCGTCATGAAATCCATCTGCTTAAAGAACCGTTCCGTGTTTTCGTTATGTCCCAGGTCGTTGTAACATTCGCAATATTCATAATGATTGCCGAACGGAATAGATGTGATGATTTCATCTACGCTGTTATCCGGCATGGTGGCTAGTTCTTCAATACAATCATTATGTATGGCCCGGTAGTTCTTCCCTTTTACTTCAATCCGTCGTACTCCAATGCTTCTTTTCATCTCCTGTACCGCATCCGTTTGCGCCAATCCGTACTGCTTAATGATCTTTTCCATGTTCTCTGTCAGTTTGTCGTACTGCTGCCATTTTTCCTTTAGGACCTTGAGTATTTCCTGCTCTTGCTCCATATAGATAATGTCTATGACAACCGGCTTATCTTGCAAAAAACGATAGCAACGGTGTATGGCCTGTATAAAATCATTGAATTCATAATCAATACCTAAAAATATTTCACGATGACAATGCCTTTGGAAATTACAGCCGCTTCCGGATAATTCCTTTTTCGTTGCCAAAATCCGGTATCTGCCTTCACTAAAATCAATGGTGTTTTTTTCCCGTTTATCCAGGTCTTGCGAACCGAAAATTTCCCGGCACTCTGGGATTGTCTTTTTTATTGCATGCCGCTCCGATTCCAAATCATGCCAAATAATAAAATGATCACCTGGACTCTCATCAATAATCTCTTTCGCTTTGGCTACCCGGATATCGATACTTTCCCGCTTAACCCTGGCTGCTTGTGATAATCCAACGGCAAAATCAGGAATCATCTTGCCCTGGCCGTCTTTTTCATACGTCATCGTGACATTTGAGGCTTCAAGCATGTGATACCGTACATCTAATGGTGGCAAATCATACCCCTCATCGCTATATCCCAAATCGGAAGGCTTCTGCAAAAACAGGGCCCAGGTGGATAGCCACAACCAAAATTCTTTTTCTTTGTGAGGATATAACGTAAGATTGTTGGCCTTCGTGCTGTCGCGCTGGAAAAACCGTGTCAGCGCTTGCGCCGTGTCCATGATTTCGAGGAAGCCGGCGTAATGAATCAATTCTTTGTACCGGTTTGGTGAAGGCGTTGCCGTAGCCACTAATTTATATTTCACGCCCTGGAATTTATTTAAAAACGTCTGATATGTCTTGGAGCCGTAGCTCCGTAATACGCTGGCTTCATCGAGGCTGACAGCGCTAAAGTACGTTGGATCTATATTTCCATCCCGCACTCTCTCATAGTTCGTAATCATAATATGCTTCTGACAACTACGTATTTCATCCATATCCCGTACATAGGTTGGCGCATCCATATGCAGCAGGTGTACCGCATCATGGGAAAATTCCTGTTTAACCCCCAAAGGGCAAATGATAAGCGCCGGCTTTTTGATGTACTCTGTAATAATCCGGCACCATTCCAGCTGCTGTACCGACTTGCCCAGTCCGAAGGCTTCGAAAAGGGCCCGCCGGCCACCGGCTACGGCCCATTGTACCGCGTCCCGCTGGTGGGGTTTTAGCGCGGGGTTGATTTCCGCGCTTGAGATGGTAAATCCCGATTTCGGTGCCTGGACAACTTTAGATTCTAGAAATTTTCTATATTCTGCATCCATTTTTTTCATCTCGTTTCAATAAATGTAATCTTACCTTCCATGGCGCCTAAGTTTGATTTTTCCTTAAATTCATATTTTTTAGGCTGATATCCTTCTTCCATTGGTTCCGTTAAATACCAAATATTTCCGCTGCCCGGCTCCCACTGTACCGTGTATGGCTCTAATTTTTGGCCGGCTTCCAGTTCGATTGTCATATTGCCGCCGAAGTGCTTCGTAATCGTTCCAACAAATGACCCGCCTATTACAACGACAGCAAAATAAGCTGCCATAATCACGATAAATAGTTTTACAATATATTTCATTTATGGTGCCTCCTTACAATCATCGCCTTTAACGCGGCCAGCCCCCTGCTGTTATTCCGCCCTGTACGCTTTTTGAAAAGATCTCGAGTTGCATCCCTGATTAATTCATGTTCATTTAATATGATGATTTTCTTTTGTGATCCATCATATCTCCCGTATATAGGTTGACTTTTCTTCATATCTTTTCCCTTTCTTCCCGCATCTAAATACTTGAAATAATCTCTGCAATAGCTAGCAAAATTAAAACAACTGCGATGCTAATTAAAACCCCGGTTTTCGTATAACGGGCATCTTCTTCAAGCTCTACAATTTCTGCTATCAAAGTCTGATTGCAATCGGAGATGCTCTTTTCTTTTTCCATTTCATTTACCATTTTCAATCCCTCCTTTTATTTTTATGGAGTACCTTGTTTTTAGGCTGATGTTTGCATTTTGGCCTGTCGCCATGGCACGATATGCCACGCGGCTTACATTCCCGGTCATCAGCACAGACAGGGGCCAAGTTCCCGGACGGAGTAACAACGTAATGTATCCGCCCGGTCAATTTCTTGCGACAGTAATAGCAGCGTTTCATTTTCTCTTGGTGCGTTCCAGACGCTTCCTAACTTTTTCTATGTTTTTCGCCTGGTAATCCATAACATCGCTATCTGTCTTCCAGTCTCGTTTCGGCTTTTGGGGACGCGGGTCCGGCTCTATGTGAGATACCCGGACCGGCCCCGGTTTATACCAATTCTTCATCGATTCACGCTCCCATTAAAACCATAACTTGTTAATCAAATCATAGTGCCACCACATCCCATTCTGGTACTGAACACAATAGTATCCGTCGGCTTTGAAAATCCTCTTTGGATTTCCATTACCCCATGTGCCGCTTGTCACCTGCTTATATACCGTATCAACCAGCATATTATCAACTCCGCCTGGCAACATATGCCAGCCAACGAGTTGCATGAGCATGCGTTTCAATGCGTCTTTACTGATTTTCTTCATAGCGCTCTCTCCTCACCGGATGATGATTCTTTGCCCTGGTTGCAGATTGTCATTGTCTCCAATATCATTATTGATTTGGAGCTCGTAAATAGTTTCCCTAATATCCTGCCCGCGGACATCTGCAATACCACGGGCAATATCCCATAATGTTTCGCCGTCGGCGACAATGTGAACATCCGCATCATCGGCGGCCACTGTTGCCACCTGTCCCCCGCCGTTCCCTATCCCAGTTCCGGCATAAACTCCAATGCCAAATGCCAGCAAAATGGTTATCCCCAGTCGGACCGCTTTTGCTTTTTTCGCCGGCATCAGCGCAGTTGGATGATGGTCATGTAATTTCTGATCATATATTTTCAGTGTTTTCATGATTTACCCTTTCTGCAATTCAAACGTTTCTTTAGCTCTTGCCTTGATACCTTCAACATCTAGCCTAAAATACTTGCCAATATATTCCGCTTCTGCAAGAGCAACTTTGGCAGCATTGGCCATTATACGGCTTTTTTGCTCTTATCATTTTTCAATGCCGCATCTGTACGTAGACATCTCAATGCGTCTGTATACAGGTTATTTTCCAAAAAGGCTTTTTCTTTCTTATTCATTGGCTTTCGTCTTCTCTCCCTTCTTCTCTACTTCCCTACCCTTCCGGTACGCTTCCAATGCTTTGACGTTTTCCGGGTTTTGATAAAATTCCAAGATATCCATGTAAAAATCATCTAACATGATCATCACCTTTTTCCGCATTATTCAGTTCATCTGCTAGCACTTGAGCTTCCTCTTCTGTTTCAAATCCGCCCCACACTACCCGGTTCCCGACATGATCCGGTTCGTCAGGATTAATTAAGCGGTATACCCCGTAATTTTTTTTACACCCCCACCAATAAATCGTGTCCACGCTCCATCCCACTTTCCATGGATTTTCCATGTTTCTTCCTCCTACTGCTTATAATTCTTTTCTCCTCTCGTGATATAATGAATCTCGAAAGGAGGTGATGTTATGCCAACGTTTTATACTGCTGAAATTTGTATGAATGGTCATATTACAACGGGCAACATAGAACATAACCCCGAACGTAGGGAAACGTATTGTCATATCTGTGGTGCTCCTACGATAACCGAATGTCCCAGTTGTCATGCGTCTATTCGTGGCGATTACGATTTAGCCGACGGTGATGATATATTTTCTTTACGTGTTCCTTTGCGACTAACTCAGCCGCCCGCCTATTGTATTAAATGTGGTCATCCTTTCCCTTGGACAAATTCGGCGCTTTCAGCTGCTAAAGAATTAATTCAAATGTCAAACTTATCCATATCAGATATTGATTTCTTTAACAAAAACATCGATAAGATCTTATATGAATCTCCTAGCTCAACTGTAGCTATTGTCAAAATCAAGAAAATTCTTGAAAAAGTTGGAAAGCTTTCTATTGACATCATCAAACAAACGTTAATTTCCGTTGCATCAGAAACGGCTAAGCGCATCCTTTGGCCATAATAACTCTCAGCCTCATCCCTGGACATTGCTTCTGCTGACAGTTAAATTTTCGTTTTAATACCCAACAGTTACATTCTTCTGTCATCTTTTGTCCGCATTGCGTGCAGAAATTTTCGGTTTTTACCTCTGCCCCACAATGCGGACAACTTTTATATTTCATGCTTTCAACTCCTTTCCGGTTTCTTTCTAATCAATATTATTGCCAACCGATACTTAATCAGGAGTAATACTGGCAATAAAAAATAATATGAATCCAAAAACAATCATCCCGATTAAACCTGCTAATGGTGTTATCCAATCTCCACCAATTATGGTCTTATATCCGGCATCTATGAGCAGTGCAAAAAGGCAACCCCATAATATGTATAAAAGGCAACTATTTTCTTTCTGAAATCCTTGTATGTATAACAGTCGGTATATTTTTTCAAATCTTTTCTTCTCTTCCTGGCTAAGCGTTCCCTTACAGTACTCTTGATATTGCCTCAGAAGTTCTTTTTGAGCCTCGTTCATGCGAGGCTCTTTTTCTTTTCCCTGGTCCATGCTATACACTTCCTTATAATTCCAGCGATGACCCCAATTCTCCCGTCATGCTATATTGTCCTAACGTTCAGATGTGCCAGCATCTTGATAAGTATGGACGATGTCCTCTTTTCATTGAAGCGCCTAGCCATCCTTAAATATCCTTAAACAGGTTCCTAAAGAATTCTTTGATTCCATCGTTAGAGTTCTTTAGGAATTTTTTATAAGGCATTCCACCCGGTTCGATACATCCATATACCGCCGGTCTGACGTCTACGCCTGTTCCATTTGTAATCTTGCTCATTACTTCATCATATCGTGGTAAATTTACCAGGCTCATATCATCCCACTTCTCCGCTTCTTTCATACACGGATATTTACAAAATCGACATCCTGCGAATATTTCATGATCCGGACTAAATATGGCGCTCTGTAAAAGCCTTGCTATGCAATGAGCTTCCTGTTCTGTCAATTCCACCATTACCTTCACCTCCTGATTAATCCAACATGTATATCGATACGCCGAGTGCCATACAGGCAATTAATAAGGCCACGACCGAAAAAACAAGTCCCATTAAATTTTCTTTATTCATTGTTCCCGCCTTTCTTATTTATTCCAGCCGCTAATTTTTTCTAGCCACTCTGTAACTTCTTCCCTGGTCAAACAGATAAAGTAGCCAATGGTTAATGAACTTTCTGCAAAAGGGCTGTTGCTGGGTTTGCGATACTTCATATTGACAACCAGCTCAAATACTCCTTGCGTACTACAGCTAACTTTGGCTCCATAGCCGTTGCTGAATTTGAATTCGTAGTTCTCTGAGTGGTCTTTGTCATTAATCCATGCTCTATATGGCATGAAATCCCCGAATTTAAGGCTATCCTTATTCATCGTTCCTACCTCCCGCATCATTCAGCTCATCGGCGAAGGCTTGAGCTTCCGCTTTGGTTTTATATATTCCGCCCCGCCATTCCCGGTTCCCGGCGTGGTCCGTTTCGCCGGGATGACGGAAGCGGTATACCTGGTAATGTTTTTCTCCACAAGCGTAATTTGTGGCTACTCTCCATGGGTTTTCCATATTGGCTCCCTCCTCTTTTAGGCAATGCCCGTCCAGCCTTTTTTGGCTGCATATTCGTCAAGATCCTTTCGAGCTTCGGCCAATGTCGTTCTCACCATCAGTTGTTTCATCCGGTGCCAGCCGCCTGTTTTTTCCCGATAGTAGCAAAGTGTATATGGGTCACCGCTGAACATTGGTATAGCCTTATAATGCCGGCCACAGTTGTCTACGTATTCGTTGTAGTGCTTCATGCTTCTCACCTCTTTTTGCTATACGTGTTATCCTCTCGTATCTCCCGTCATGCTATAATTGTTATGAAGGGAGGTGACTATTATGGCAAAAATAACAGATTTAAGTTCGATGTCAGATATTGCCTGGCAAGCTGTCAAAATCCAACAACAAATGCAGAAATTGTATTCCCTTACTCTTCCACCGCCTGCTATTCAGCAACTAATGAAATCAGTGGAAAAAATTTCTCAAATTACAGACCCACCAGCTATTAGGGCTATACAAGATTCTATGAACGTTATTACAAAACTAAATCCTGCTTGTAGTCTGCCCTGGTCAAACGCTTTCAATGCAATCTCCCAAATTCCATTGGATGTGCGTACTGACTTGGCCGAATCGCTCTTACAACAGTTGGATCCAGTCGAAATATCACATACCGACGTTCCTGATGTTACAGAAGAACAAGAAAAACAGATTGATGAATTGTTTCCTACGCTTAAAGACAAATCATTGAGCCGTGATGCAATCATCACGCTGATTGCATTGCTATTTAATTTGCTGTGTACCTTTGCTGGCTGTGAAATGGAATCTATATCACATGAAGATAATATCCAGTCCCACAGGGATGCTATTCAAGCTCATAAGGATGCTGTACAAGCTCACGAAGATGCTGTACAAGCTCACCTGGATTTTAGCCAGTCCCAAAGTATAGAAAACAACAATGCTGCATTACAGACCCAAATTAGCAAAAATACTTCATTAGATGGTGCCAATGACGACGACTGAACGCCCACTATGACGCCTATGCACCGTATGACGGTGTAATAAAAGTCGTTTTTTGTAACAATTAGAGCCATGTTCCCGCATGGCTCTTTTTTGTTTCTATCCATGCTATGCACTTCCTTATAATTCCACCTCTTATCCCCAAAATACCCCCAGCTATCCTTAATTAAAGTCACTTAAAGTGTACTTATGGGGTAAAAAAAATTTCTTCAATGGAACGATGAAAATAATTTGCTAGTGATACTTTCACTTCATCCCTAGGAATTCGTTTTCCCGCCTCGTACATCGCAATAGCTGATACAGAAGTGCCGTTAGCATCCGCAACTTCCTGTTGTGTCTTGCCAGCTTCATTCCTTAATTCAGTAAGGCGCTGGCCAATTTTTTCTTTGCTCACCATATTATGCACCTCCTTTGTTCACTAAAAGTGTATCATGTTTTACCGAGCTTGTAAACACTTAGCGTGAACTTTTTATTGTGTTTTTTCACGTAACGTGATAATATATAGAAAAGGGAGTGTGATGGTCATGGATTTTTCACAGCGATTACGAGAACTGCGCAAAGAGCGAGGCTTGACTCAAGAAGAACTAGCAAAAAAGCTGGAATTAGCCAAAAGCTCTATTAGCATGTATGAAAATGGAAAAAGAAAACCAAGTTTTGAAGTATTAGAAATGTTTGCAGACTTCTTTAATGTAAATCTTGATACACTCTATGGCACATCTCCCATCAATAACGGTTCTTTCAAATGTACTCCTGAAGAAGAAATGATAATCAAAAAATTTCGCTGCTTAACCCCTACTGGTAAACAATCCGTACTAGCTATTTTAGATATCCAATATGATGCTGTCGCTCCTAAGGTTAAGAACGACGAGGCAATTTGATTATTATTGATTTTAAAAAATAAATGAGGTGATAATGTGTTTAATATATTCAAAAAAAAAGATAAGGTAGTGATTTCACTGACCTCATCCCCTAAAGAACCTAAAGAATCTGAAAAACTTGAAGAATCGAAAAAGTATATCCGCCATAAAGGTATTTCTCTATTATCTTTGCCTGATAACTATATTGTATTGGATCTAGAAACTACTGGCTACAATCCCCATTTTGATGAAATTATCGAAGTAGCCTGTATTCGTTATTCTGGTTCTGAAAAAATAGATTCATTCCACTCGTATGTACAACCTACCCCTTATGGAGATGATTCCATTCATTATGTAGATGACTTTATTACTAAATTAACGGGAATTACTGATGACATGCTGGTCACTGCTCCTAAATTTAAAGATATCGCAAATGAATTGTACGATTACTTAGGAGATTCTGTTATTGTTGGCCACAATGTTAATTTCGATATCAATTTCCTGTATGATAATTTTTTAAAGTGTTTAGGCTGTGAATTTAAAAATGACTACCTGGATACTATGCGTTTATCTCGCATCGCCTTGCCTGATTTACCACATCATCGATTAAAAGATTTAAAAGAATACTTCTCCATTGACGGGGTTCAGCATAGAGCCTTGAATGATTGTCAAATCACTCATACTGTTCTTTCCAAACTCTTAGACTACATTCAAGAAAACAATGTTGATCTAGAACGTTATCTACATCCCAAGAGGTTTGATTTGACGTCGCTTACTGGTGACGTAACGTTAAACGACCCGTCTAATCCGCTGTATGGAAAACATTGTGTATTCACGGGAAAACTACAGCGATTTGTCCGGAAGGATGCTGCACAAATCGTTTGTAACATCGGCGGTTGTTGTGACAATAGTGTTACCAAAAAAACTAATTTTCTTATTATCGGTGGCCTTGATGATATTCCTCTTGTCAAAGATGGTAAAAGTACAAAAATGAAAAAAGCAGAAAAATTGATATTAGATGGTCAAGACTTGAAAATATTGAGTGAATCCACGTTTTACGATTTAATTGAAGATTCTATTAAATAAATTCACAAGATAAAATAGTAAAAGTACATGCAATAGTGGTTGTTGCAAATTACGCAACAACTAAAAAAAGTCCCGTGCCCTGCTGGAACAGGTACACGGGACGCGCCGTCGGTATTGGCGTACCGTATCGGCAATTTGTAAATCTACTGTGCGAGGCTGATTTACTCTATTATTATACCATAAATCAGTCTCCTATATAGGGAAGGACTGATTTTTTTATGACAAAAAACAAAAAATCTGATAATGTAAACGAAAAATGCAAAGCAGTTATCTATGCCCGCTTCTCGTCGGACAAACAACGCGAAGAATCCATTGAAGGGCAAATTAGAGAATGTACCCAATTCGCTAAAAGTCAGAATTTGGAAATCATCGGTACATATATAGATCGCGCCCTGTCGGCTCGGTCTGATAACCGCCCCGACTTCTTGCGCATGATTGCAGACAGCTCAAAAGGGCTTTTTCAATATGTGGTAGTATACCAGCTGGACCGGTTTAGCCGCAGCCGGTATGACTCTGCTGTCTATAAGCACAAACTGAAGAAAAACGGCGTCCGGGTCTTGTCGGCAAAAGAACGAATCGGCGATGATCCAAGTTCTATTATCCTTGAATCCATGCTCGAAGGATATGCAGAGTACTACAGCGCTGAATTGTCGCAAAAAGTAAAACGCGGCATGACGGAAAATGTCCTGGAACATAAATGGACCGGCGGCTATGTTCCCCTGGGATATAGCCTGGCCCCTGACAAAACACTGCAAATTGACCCGTCCGGCGCGGAAGCCGTGAAAATCATCTATGAAAAATGGCTTTCCGGATATCGTATCATGGACATCATTAGATACCTGAATGAACACAACTACGTCACATCCCGCAAATCGAAGTTCCGCTACAATAGCTTGAACCGAATCTTAACCAATCCCATCTATACCGGCTTATATCGGTGGGGAACTATCGAAGTCGCCGACTATGCCCCCGCCATCATCACACAAAAACAATTTGCCCTGGCACAAGAGAAAATCCATCACATCAAAGCTCATCCCCGTGCTAAACGTCGCAGTGCTGCCTATGCCCTCACAGGTATCATTTATTGTGGCGTCTGTGGCTCTCCCATGACCGGCCAAAGCGGCCACTCAAAAAGCGGTGCGCTCTATCACTATTACCGCTGTTCCACAAAAAACAATTACCACAACCGCGGCAAAAAGCTAAATATAAAATGCACCAATCGTAATATAAGTAGGGACAAACTTGAGGATCTAGTATTACAAACGACTATAAATATCCTCATGAACCCGGAAGCCGTCCGCATGATTGCGAAACAAGCGGTAGCTGCACTAAAAAAAGGACCCAGCTGCCACAGAAATAGACCGCATCAAAGAAGATAAAAAGCTCATTCAGAAAAAACTAAACAACTCCATCAAAGCCGTCGAAGCTGGAATCATTTCCACAACACTAGCAGCCAACATAGCACAATATGAAAAGGAAATTGCCGAGCTGGATATCAAGATGGAAAAAATAAAGCTCTCCTCCACGCCGGTGAAAATTGATGAAATCGCCGTCGAGTTCTTTCTCAAGAGTCTGCTGCTGAATAAAAAAGAACACGACAAATACCGCCTGGATATGTTCCAGACTTTTATCCGTCGTGTCATCGTCTACCCTGATAAAGTAGAAATTCAGTACAACTATACTGCAACCCCTCATATACTAGAAAATCCCGTCACCAAAATGATGACGGGAAATTCCGGGTGTTCGCGTTGCGAACGTTTGGTGACCCGGTAG